ATAAATAACATAAATAACAAAGTAAGTAGAGGTTTAATACAAGGTGAATTATTTTAACTATGAACAACAAGAAAGATGACATTGGAAACCTCATAAAGTTTATGTTGGTTAATATAAAAAATATGCAGATTAGAATGGAAATTGCTAATGCATATATAAAATTTAAAGGAAATGATAAACACAGACTTAATTCTGTGGTAAATAGACTAAAGGCTGGGATAGAAGATATAATCAATCTTCATCCTGACCCTGAAGTCAAAAAAGCTGTAATGGAAGACCTAGATGACAAGTCAGATGATATGATCTCAAGAGTTTATTTTATAGACCAAGCCCTCAGAATACCTGAAGAACATCTTGAGCCTATTGCAGATATAATAAATGATTATTTAAACATACATTATCCACCTAAACATGAAGAGGAACAAATGTAATGCCACTGGTAAGACAATGTTCAAAACCAGAGGAGAGGCTAAAATAGCCATGGATTATATAAAAGGTATGAATAGCACAACAGGAAACAACTATACAGGTAAGTCTTCACAGAAAAGAGCTTACTTTTGTGAACACTGTATAAGCTATCATTTAACATCTACAGAAGCTTATAAAACCAAAGGCTTCTTAGAAAAGGATGAATTTGTTCTTAGAAGAAAATTCTTCAAAGACTTTGATATTACTAACTGGAAGAATGACTCTATTCCTTTTGAAGACGGTCACATACCTCCACCTAAAAACTGTAAACATACTATATGAGCATTTTAAACTACAATGAAGAAACTAAGAATAATGTAGTCTCTGTAATAAAAGACCCTTTTATAGAAGAAAAGATTGTTGGTATATCTATAAGGTATAATGGTGATGGCTATCCTAAACCATATTGGTATGTTAAAGTTGAATTTGCAAATGGCAATACTAAAGGAGAACAAATGTCTCCTTATAGAGAGAGCATGGAAGAAGTGCTACTTGATTTAAAACAAATTATGGACAGTGTAAAAAATAAATAATTATGATAATTGGAATCAATGGATATGCCGGCAGTGGATTTTGTAAATTCTAAAATATTCAGTATATTGTAGTATGAACTATACAAACATATACATACTAATAGATCCTATAACTAATGAAATTAGATATGTAGGAAAAGCTAATAATGTTAAAGAACGTTTTAAAAATCATAAAAACCGTTGTAGAGATACCAATACTTATAAAAGACATTGGATAAATAAACTTAGATTAAAAGGACTATATCCAGAACTTGAAGTTATAGATATAGTCCCAATATCTGAGTGGCATTATTGGGAGAAGTTTTGGATAAGTTATTTTAAATCAATTGGTTGTAGATTAACCAATACAACATCTGGTGGTGACGGATCAGTTTGTGGTAATAAAACATCTTTTAAACCTGGTCATACACCTTGGAATAAAGGTTATAGTCCTAGTGAAGAAACTAAACTTAAAATAAGTAATGCACTTAAAGGTAATGTTCCTTTTAATAGAAAACCAGTTATACAATATGATCTTTTAGGTAATAAAATACAAGAATACTTAAGCTGTCATCATGCAGCTAAAGCTCTTAACACATCATCTATAAGAATTTCAGATGTATGTAATGGCAATCGTAAAACACATAAGAAATATATTTTTAAATTTAAAAACTAAACAACATGATAATTGGAGTATCAGGCTATAGTGGTTGCGGAAAAGATACTGTCGGCACTATCTTACAACAAATTGACAGAGATTCACATTGGGAAATTAAGAAATGGGCAGGTAAACTCAAGCAGGTTGCAGAACTACTAACAGGAATTCCTGTAGAAAAGTTTGAAGATCAAGAGTTTAAAAAGACCAATCTTGGTAAACAATGGAATGACCGTATAAATAATCCTATGTCTGTAAGAGATTTTCTACAGAAACTAGGTACAGAAGGTTTACGTGATGGTTTACATACTAACACATGGGTTAATGCTCTTATGGCTGATTACAAATGTGTACCAGCTGACCGTGCTCCTAATGGATGGGATTGTGATAACTGGATCATTACAGACACCAGATTTCCTAATGAAGCTCAAGCTATTAAAGATGCTGGTGGAATTATAATTAGAGTAACAAGACCAGGCATTGGACCCGTAAATGACCACCCTAGTGAGACTGGTTTAAATCAGTGGAATTTTGACTATGAGATTCAGAATGACGGAACATTAGAAAACTTAATAAACAGTGTAAAAATATTTAAACAAAAATTTGGTATTTAATATATCATTTCTTATCTTTGAACAATAAATATACATTATGGCAAAAGCAGAAAAAAAACCACAAATGAAAGAAGAAGGTAAAAGGACAAACCTTTCTAAAGAACTTTTAGAAAAAACCTTATTAGAAAATCCTGATGCAGGTTTATATGACCTTGCAAAGATTTTAAAAGTATCTAAGGGTACTGTATGGAACAACCTTAAAAAACATGGTATTGAGTACAAAACTCAAAAGCCAGGTCCAGTTAAAGGTGAATTAGAACAATGCAGACAAGAAGTAAAAGAGTTAACTGAAAAGTTAAAGTCTGCAGAATTTATGTTGAAGATGGCAAACAATGATATTGCCTACTTGAACAAAACAATTGAGAACTACCGAGCATGTAACAACAAACCTTGGTACAAAAGAATATTCGGTTAATTGTTCATAGTGATTAAAAGGCTGGGTGTAATGCTCAGCCTTTTTTTTAAACTTAATTTATGATATTATCAGACAGCTACATTCTTGAAGAATTAAAACAGAAAAGAATTATTATAGAACCTTTTAATAAGGAATATTTGAATCCATGCAGTGTGGATTTAACACTACACCCAGACTTTAAAATATATCAATCTGGTGTATTAGATGTAAGACAACCTAACCCTGTTGAATCATTAACAATCCCTGAAGAAGGTTATGTACTAGAACCAGGAAGAGTATATTTATATGCTGTAAATGAAAGAATAGGTGTTGGTAAAAACATCCGTGCTAAAGTGGAAGGTAAAAGCTCTTTGGGAAGACTTGGTTTGTTTGTACATGTTACAGCAGGCTTTATTGACCCAGGTTTTGAAGGAAGCTTAGTACTAGAACTAGTGGCAACACAACCAATAAGAATCTACCCTAATATGAAAATATGCCAAGTAGAGTTTGCCTTTGTACAAGGAAACATTATAGAGACATATGATCAAAAAGCAGGTAGTAAATACCATAATCAAACTGGAGTACAAGAAAGTTTAATGTACAAGAACTTTGATAATGAAGGAAAACTTTAACTTATAAAACCAACATATGATAGACATCACTATTACACTATTAAGCAAGAATGAGATAATTGCCGGGATCACATTTGATCAAGGTGAGTATGAAAAAAAGCCCGACACCTGGGTTGGATTTTCCAGAATCAGGATTGGGCTAATTTTCATTATAATAGACTTTATGAAGTTTCATAAAGAGGAAGAGGAAGAATAGTACTATTTTCTTTGTGAATACTCAGCAGCTTTTACGGCCTTAACTGGATCCACTTGGTTTCCAGTTAAGCCAAATAGCTTACCAATATCATTTAAGTATTTAGCAGAACCTTCTTCTTGCCATGAATATGGACCAACATCTTTTTTATAATATGCATCATCTTTATCCATAGCATACTTACTAAAATCTCTTAATAAGTTAGATTGTATATTAAATGAGTTTGTAAGAGAAGACCAAGACGTAAATGTTTTTGTATATTCAGAAGGTTTCAAAAACTGATTAGTTTCATTTTGTGTTTGTAAAGTTAAAGCAACTAAGTGATTTACTAAAAATCCACCCAAATTGAAATCATCTTCAAACAAATTACCACTTCTTTCTTTCATTTTAGCAAAACGGTCTTCATCATCATCATGATAACCCATCATTCCTAACAATATTGGGAATGCAATAAATACAGTCATGATTTCAGATACAGATTTTACAAAGTTATTTCTTTCATCATCTGTCATATACTTAAGCTGATTAGATCCTGTAGCAATTGACTTTGCAAATCTATTCATAAAATGACCTATAGATCTCCAACGGCCTTCACTCATTGTACCTAATGCTGCATTATATCTTTTCTTACCAACTCTTTCCATAAACATTGATGTAAAGAATTTTCTTAAGAATAATACAAGTTTACCAATAGCATATCTGTTAAGTTCAGGTTGATCTAACTCAGAATAAGTACCTTGAAGTCTATTATTAACCTCATGTATTTTATTCTTCATTTCATTAAACTTAGTTCCTCCAGGAGCATATTCTTTATCAATACCAGGTTTAAGTTCTATTTGACCATCTCTTAGTTCAAATGCATCTATGTAATTTATAGTGGTAGTCTTACCATTAATAGTTTGTGGAACTTTAGCATGGACCATCATACCCGCAAAAAACTCAACAGTTGCTTCTAATTCTAACCATTTACGTGGAGCCATTAATACTTTTAAATCTACTATATCAGAAATACCAGATCTACCAAAACCTTCACCTAATTTTTCTTTAAATCTACCTTGTGCAGGATCAAATATATCTATCATTTGTCCAAGTAAACTTTTAGGTCCAGTTTTATAAATTTCAGATGATATTGCAGCCATCATTTTATAACCATATGGTTTACCTTTAACAAAGCTTAAAGGATTAATGTATTTAGATCCTAAAGATTCTATGTTCATTTGAACTATAGCACCCATACGGTTTTTAATTGCAGATGGTATATTTAATGCAAAGAAACCAAATGCAGATTGCTTCATAACAAAGTTCAATATTTTATTAAACGGTGTAGAATCACTAAATAAACCTTTTGCTCTTACTCCTTCAAATTCTCTTTCATAAAGATTATTAATAGCTTTAGCACGGTTAGAATCTTTAGCTTTAGTTAAAGCTGTATTTTCTAACTTACCCATAATTTTATACTGCCATTTCTTATATTTATTCATATCCTTAATAGCATTATCCTCATTATTTACTACTTTCTTAAGAGCTTGAGCTACAGGATTAATTTCAATAAGTTTCTTTTGTTTAACTGCAGAATGTAAATATCTAAGCATAGAGTGAGGAAGATTCATACTAACCCTATCAGCATCAATGTTATATAAACCTTGCACTGGGATTTTTTTAATCTCTTCATCAAACATATCTACACTTACAAGTTGGTTAGGATTAAAGTTTAAACCATCTTCAAAGTCATCTTGCTCTGTAAAGAATTTACTTTTAGCTTCTTTTATCCACTCTTTAACTTTACCAACTTCTTTATTAATAGATGTATCTTTAAGAAGTTCAAGTCTATTCTTTTGGAATCTTGGTACTTGTAAATACAATCTACTATCTCTAGCAGCACTGTCTTGGAATTTAAGATGATACTTAGTCATTATTTCCAAAACTTCAAAAGCTTTAGGGTCATTTTTACGTAAAGCTTCATATGCAGGGTTAGCATATTTACCATCTGCTGTATCTTTAGGAAGCCAGTTACCTTTATTATCTACAGTTTCACCTACAACTCTTTTAGTTCTGTAATCACTTTTTACAGCCCTATAAAAGAAATTACTTGCTGGAACACCATCCACCACTTCACCATTTGAAAGTGTAGTACGTTCATAATGGTCTGGGTTGCTTGGTCTTGTTTTGTTCCATATGAACAGTCTTTGATAAGCATACTCTTTACGTTTTTCTTTAACATTATAAAACTCTTTTTTAATATGATTCTCATCAAACCATTTAGCAAAGCTAGGGTCCTTGTCTTTTAACTCCTCTACTACAGCAGGATCTAAAAGATCATTTACATTTTCATTTGTATAAACTGTTTGGTTAACACCAAGTTTTTCCATCCAGTTATTAACAATATCTAAGTAGTAGTCAGTTGCCTCTCTTGTTTGTAACTTACCAAGCTTAGCAAAAAGTTTTTGTAAGTCTGTTTTAGCATGCTTACCTATACCTAGTTTGTTTTTTCTATCTAAAAGGGTATCCATTTTTATTCTATCTGCATCAGATAATTTCTGTTTTGCAGAAACTTTAGCAAATAAAGCAGAAAGCTCATCAAACTCATTAGGAGTTAAACCTGTATAACCAGCAAATGCTTCACGGAGTTCATTCATTTTTTCTTGAAGAACTTTTATCTTTTTAGATTTTGTTTCAGAAATGTCTGTACCAATAATCTGACCCTCTTCATCTCTATACCCTACACTAATGTCTAGTATTTGCTCCATGTATTTGGCAATGTCAAGATCATTTTTAACTTTATCAGGAAGGGTTTCCATAATTTCAGCAATCTTATTTAAGATTATGGCTCTTTCTTCATAAAAAGCATCTGTATATTTAATACGGGTATTTTGAGCAAGCCACTTAGCTTTCTCAGCTTTAAACTCATCTGACTCAGGCTTAAGACCTTTATCATATAAAGACTGTTCAAATTGTCTAAGGTTAAATTCAAACAAACCTTGAATCTCTTTTGATTCAAAAAAGTTACGGCTATTTTTACGGTAGTCTCTTTCTATCTCAGCAATTTTTAACTCATCACCCGTTTTAGGATTACCTTCTTCATCTGATAAAGAAGCAAGTTGTGCATACTTTCTCCATAATAATCTTTTTTGCTCAGCAATTTCATCTGATAATGTATCATCAAAGTCTTGAGCATCAAGTTCTTTTATGTCTAATAACACTTGTTGTTTTCTATCATATGCTATCTTACCTAAATCACTATCATAAATTTTTTCTTTTTTATAGTATTCAGGTGTATATTCTTGATGAAAATAATCTCTAAGATGTGCACGTAGTTCTTTATCATACTGTAAAGCTGCAGCTTCATCACCTTCTGCAGAAGCTATATCTCTTTTTTCTCTAAGTTGTTTAACTTCAACTGTATAGTCTTTGTATTTATTTAAAAAAGTAATTACTTCTTTAACATCCACTTTACCAGTTTCAGGATTAATAACACCTATCTTATCTAAAAAGACAAGCTTTCTCATTAATTCTGTAAAGTTAACATTAGAATATCCAGCTTCTTTAAGAGCAGGGTCTAATTCTTTTTGGAATTGTACACTCTGTCTTTGAACTTCAGCATCTACACTATTATAAATATTCTTTAAAAACATTGCAAATCCTCCAACAATAGGGTCCGGACTTGCTGTATAAGCTTCTAAGTATACAGAGAAAGCATTAGTATCACCAAGCTCACCTTTGAGCATTTTGTTTACTTTCTCTTTTGTAAGTTTCAACTTATCCCATTCTTTCTGCACAGCATCCATTTCTTTTTTAGCATTAGGATCTTTGCTTAACTTTTCAAGTCTATCTTTGTATATTTTATCAATGTTTTCAGCTAAAGGTTTTAAACTATCATATATAACTGAATCCATGTTATCAGCATAAACTTTAGCAATCTTTCTTTCTGTTTGCTCAAAGTTTGCCAATGTAGATGAAATAACTTTACCTAATTCACTTGTCATGTTCAAACCTCCATCAGAAAGTCTGTCTTGTGTTTCATCTATAAACTGTTTCCAGTTACGTACTAGGATGTCATAGTAGAATATTTTACCAATAGTTTCTTTTGAGTTTGTACCATCTTTGGCAAGCTCATCTATTTGGTCTCTAACATCATCACTAAGTTTTGAGAATCTTAATAAAGAAAGAACAAGAGCATTGCTTCTTCTTCTATTTATCTCCACTTCATCATTAAGTTTATCAAGCTCTTTATCAATAGCTAATGTATCTCTTAATGCTTCAAGTTGACCACGGCCAGATTCCTCAACTAAATATTTTCTAGCTTCTTCATAATTCTTTGAAGATTTAAGTCTTCTTATATGGTTTGTAATAACATCATAAAATCTATCCATTACACCCACTAAAGATGATTCATCTACTTTTTGTAAGCTTTCTATATATTGTGAAAGATCCCTTACATAAGCAACTACATCTTCTTCAGTAGCAATAGCTGTGCTTAAATCAAACTTATCTGTTAATAGCATATCAGCTAAGTCTTGTAATGTAGTATTTACATCTAACTTATCTATTTTTATATTACTGCCAAACACTTTTCTAAACAACTGTTTAACTCCTAATAGTAAAGTTTTAATAAAATCAAGGAACCCTTTAGAAGGTTGCTCTTGGTTTAACTTCATTTGAGCTTGTAAAGTTAAGGCTCTTACAATAACCTCTTCCTTAAACATGTTACTGTTTTTATCATACTCAGGATAAAATTCTTCAACCTCTGCAATAATGCTATTTCCTTCAAGAGTAATAGCTAATTTATTGTAAAGATTATTAAATAACACTGGGTTATCTGCAGCAATTGCTCTTACTAATGGGTGAGAATATTCATGTAATGCATTTTCTATAGAAACTCTATCAGCTAACATATACACTTTATTTCCTAAATAGAAAGCTGCTTCTTTTTTCCATTGAGAATTTGTATTTTCAGTTAATTTTTTAGCCTGATCAGCTGTAATTAATTGATAATCAATGTTTAATCTTGATCTTAAACTTTCTAATAATGAACCTAATATACCAAGCCCAACAGAATTTTTTTGATCTTGGATAACCTCTAACAATTTATCTTTAGGTTTATAAGCTCCTTCTTTTAAATTTTTAAAAGCAGGAAGGTTTATACCGCTAAGTAAAGGCTCTTGATTAGCATCTAGTTTTAAAGATGACTCACCTTTTTCCCAATCACCATAAACTGTTTTAAATGAAGGAGTGTATGCTTGAGCCCACATTCTCAATGCTTGTTCAGCATCAGGTTGTAGTTTCAATATACTGTCAAATAGTATAGACTCCTTACCATTAGGAGCCAACACTGATTCTAATTCATTTGTTGCACTGTTGCGGATTATACTACAAGCCATTATTGATTACATTTTTTAGATTCTTCAAATTTTTTATTTAATATATCATTAACCTCAGCATCTGTTATATCTTGATTCTCTTGTACTATTGTACGGAAACCAAGGTTAGTTTCAGCCCCAGGAGTTACAAAGTTAAACCTTTTATACAATTCTCCTACTAAATACTCATATGTTTTTGGAGCATTAACTAAAATGTTAACTCCATCTATCATATTTAAACCATTAGAAGGGATCACAAGAGTAGCACCGTTTTGTTTTTGCACTTCTGCAGCATCCAAAGCATCATTAATAGCTTGAATATTACTCTCATATGTAGCATCTGTCCATAAAGCTGTTTTAGAAACACCACCTTTTTGTTTTAAAGGCACAGCTAAAGTATTTGAAGCACTTTGAAAAACACCTGTTTCTTTAGATTCAGTTATACCATTTGCATTATTTCCAAACAAAAACAATTTATCTTGATTGTTATTTAATGTTTCTTTAAGGTTAGCATAGTTGATTAAGCTTAATAATTCAGAGTTTTCTACAGATGATAAATACTCATCTAACTTATTAGTATTAGGTTTAGCACTATTATAATTTACATAATTTTTGAATTCTACACCAGCATTGATAGCAAATAAATTATTATAACTATTAATAAGATCTGGGTTTTCTTTTAACATACTAACAAACTCTTTAGTGTAAGAACTTAATATGTTTGCTATTACATCATTAGGGATAACACTTATAATAGTAGTTGATGTTTTAGTTAGGCCTGATCTTAACACTTCAGATACAATAAGTCTATTAAAGAATCTAGATATTCTGTTATTTTCAGCAACATCACTTACCTTTTTAGTGCTTGGATCAGCAAGTCTAATTAAGTTTTCTACTATAGCATTAGTTAAATTAGAATCAGCTTTGTTAGTTCTTAACCCTAATTGCTGGAAATCACCTTTAGTTTTTTTCTTATTAAGTATGTTGTCAAAGAATGCACTGTATTCAGAAACAAATCCTTTAGCATAATCCTCTTTTAAAGTAAATAACTGATTAGCAATGCTATCTTTACTTTTGTAATTATGGTAAAAGTTAAATGATCTTTCTAAAGCTCTCTTAGCTAGGTCTTCTTCACTACCTTTAGTGATAGATCTTAAGATTTCTCTTTCAATTACAAACTTAACATATTCTTGAAACTGTTGATCTTTATTACCTATAGATTTAAAGTAAACAGCAGGAAGTGTATGCAAGCCCAATTCTTTATAAGAAGATGGTCTGCCTTCTACATCTTGGCCAGCAAAAGCATTTGTTTCAAAATCATGTTTTAATTGATCTAAGTCAAGATATAAGTTACCGTCTTTTACAAAAGCACCTGCTTTAAGTAGTACATTTTTAACAGTTAAAGGTTTGATATTCAATCCTTTATATTCAGTTAGTTTTTTAAAGTTAATACCTTTAATAACATTTTGGAATATGTAAGCTACTAAATCATTCTTATAGCTATCTGAGAATCTATCAATATCACCATTAAATTTTGTTCTAATCAAATTACCATCTTTTATGTATTTAATAATGTTATCAGTTACAACATCATTAAATCTTAATGGCATTAAAGGTGAAAACAATTTAATTTGCAAACCTTGGATTAAGAAAGACTTGATTGGAGAATCAGTAAATATTTTATTTACCAACGGCATAGCTTCATAATCAGAAAGCTCAGCAATATCCAATAATCTTTTCTTAGCTGCAACTATAGACTTAGAAGGAGCTGTATCCACATTAACTTTAAGTTTTGCATTAGTTAATGTTTTAGCAGTTTCCTCAAGCTCTAAGAAATGAGCAAATGCTGCTCTTGCCACATCACTAGTTTTATCCTTAGTAACTACAGAGTTTTTAAGTTGTTCTAATGTAAATTGTTTATTACCAGCAAGTTCTAAAATTGTTTTATAAAGATCTGTACTTTTTGGATTAAACCCATTATCAAAGTAACCAAACTTTTTAAGAAAGTAACCAAACTTTTTAAGCATATTAACTTTAGCTTTATACTTAGCTAAACCCATTGTAATTTTAATAGGTTCTTGTGACTCCTGTGTATTAAACGGACTCATTTGTTTATACACTTCTTTTACATAATCAACCACTAAAGGTTGAGTAGTTAAATACACTGCAGTTTCATAGTCAACACCTGCTTCAAGCATAAATAGTAATACAGGGCCTGCTATGTTATTTCCATTAATGTTAAATACCCAAGCATCTTTTGCAACATCCACCCATCCATTCATAAGTTGTGATATCAAATCACTAACTTTAACACCTGTTTTAGTTTCAATGTCTGAAAGAGAAATAACTTTTTTACCACCAACTGTCATAGTATTGTGCTCTAACAACATACGAATGTTACGTACCTGTGGTGTAATATTACCTTTTTTATCAACTCTGTAAAAAGTATATTGATCACCCATATGAGCACCAATTCTTTTAAATATAGATGAGTAGCTATTATCTACAGCACCAATACCTAACATCTTTTTACCAATGTTATTTTCTTCCATTTTAGCATAGTTAAACCTTTGTTCTAAAACACGGGTTGGACTAATACCTTTTTGGCCAGCAATTTTACCAGAATACCCGTGTATATTTAACTTAGCTAATTCTTCAACTATCTCATTATTAACAAGATTAGTATCATTTGGTGTAACTAGAGAAGCAAAACTTTCAGGTTGTTCTAATATTTCACGGATGTTCTCAATTATTTTATTTTCAATACCTTTAGTATTTTCACTATTTAAATAATAAGGTAGAGTTTCTTCTGCATTCTTTTTAAGAATATTAAATACTTTCTGATCATCTAAGTTAAACTCATAAACTTCTTGGCCATTTTTATTTGCATCAATCAGAATATCAACATTATTTTTAGAGAAATCTAAGTCAGGATTTTCTTTTTGTAATTTAGATAAAAGTTTAGAAGAAGTATTATATTTAGTGCTTTCACTTATATTAGGCATAAATATAGTAAGCTTATCAATGTCAAAGTCACCACCTGATTTAGTTACAAGTTCAGAAGGTACAATGATTGCATTACCAGCTTCTTCCGGTAAAAATTCATACACTTCCATAAACTCCATAGAGTTTAACCCTTGTACAGGTATACGTACCCCCACCATAGTGACTAACTTGTTATTTTTAGCCATCCATGCATCATCTTTTATTAACTTATTTAATGCCTCAAGAGGAGATATGCTTTCTTTTTCAGAAAGTTTTTTAACATCAGATAGGTTAAGAAGCTTTTTAAAGTTACCTTGTAAAGCAATTTTAACTTTCATTGCTGTAGTTTTACTATCTTTACCAGGGTGATATGTAGGTAAATCACTAGCACCATATTTGTTTTTTTGTTCTTCTGTAGCATTTTCAAAACCTGTGCTAGCAAGTTGTATTAAACCTTCTCCATTAAACTTTTGTTTAACAAGACGTTTGATTACAATAGCATTAAGTAACTTTTCAATTTTATCAGCATGTAGTGATAAACTTAAGTCATATTTAATACTACCATCAGGATTAATATCTAAGAAGTCTATTATATTGTCAGCTAGATCTTGACGGGTAAGTTCTCTTTTAACAAATTTTAATAAGTTAGGAAGTTTAGCCACATCATTTGCATCAGCTAATGAATTCCAACCTATTTCTTTTAACAAGTCTTTTGTTTTATTCTCTTGTAATTTATCTAATAAACTTTCAAATTTAGTTACTAAATCTCCCATTTTAGAGTTTACAGCTATTCCATTTTTAAAGATGTCATTAATGATAAGTTTACGAAGCTGTGTTGAGAATATACTACTACCTTTAAATGTAGGTGCAATATCTACCTGATTTTTCAAATACTGTATAAACACAGGGTTTTTAGTATACTCTGATTCACCCTTAGCCCATTCCTTCACTTGACGGTTTTCACCAGTGTAAAGTTTATCAAAACTACCATCTTTAGTATAAGATGCTAATTTAGAACCTGATTGAAATAAACCATAATCCACATTTTGTCTTGTCATATTATTATGCAAAATCTCCATGTTGGTACCTTTAATAACTGAAGGTATTAATGGAGCAAGAGAAAACTTGTGGAAAGCTTGTATTTGTAACTTATTAGATTGTAATGGTCCAGAGTATTGAACTTTGTAAGGAGGGAAAAACTCAAGAGTGTCTGCCTCAGATATCTCTTCTTTATTAACAATTTTTTTATATAGTTCTTCTTGAGAATCACTCCAGTCACCTTCTGCTATCTTTAATAATCTATATGAGTCAAATGTAATCCATCCTTGACCATCACCTTCATTTATCTCTTTATAACGTTTAAGAGCTTTTTCAGCTTGTTCTTTAGTTACAGTTCTACCATTTAATTTAGAAGACTCAATATAAGCATTTACATACTCTTCAAACATTTCTGAAGGCATTGCTACATTACTATCTTGAAACACAGCAGTATTTAATATACCATTAAATTGATATTTACTATCTGTAATTCCAAGACTTTGAGCATAAAGTCTATTTTTAGTAGCCATGAATGCATAGAAAGAATCACTAGCTCTAAAGTCTCTACCTGTAGATCCTATAGAACTATTTCTTTTATGGAACTCATCTTTAGCATGATTGTATAAAGCAAGATCACCGTATAATAATGCAATAGATTCCATGTTGTAAATCATAGCATTATATGTGTATGCTTCAATAGCAACTTCTTCTGTAGTTTTAGAAGAACCAACTGGCAACTTAATCATATTTTTTACTTTGCTGTCCATCACTTTATATTCATTATAAAGATCAGTGTTTTCTTTTATAACACCTTGGAAATATGATTTAAGCTCATTTGATATTTTTTGCTTTAACTCTGGAGTAATTACACTTAAAGAATCACTTGAGTTAGCTAATGCAACTAATTCTTCTTTAGTTTTAACAGACAACATATCATCAAACATAGTTAATGAAAAACCACGTGCTGTTGGGCTATCATTAAAACCTGGAATGATTGGCATATTACCTTCTTTCAATATAGCAATCCTTTCTAATTCTGCAGCTATTTTAGGAAGTATTAGTTCAACTCCAGCATTATGACCAGCTTCTGTAGAAAAGTAATTAGGGTCTATGAATAAATGAGAAGTCTTCTTGCTGTCATTAAACTTAGTATATAACTGTCCAAGTCTAACACCATATGCTGATGACTTATCACCATGTCTCATTAACTCTTGAACACCAGATGTTAATAACATATGCATGTCCATTAAGAATTTAGATGCCGGATCTAAGTTAGTTGTTTTTATACCATAACCTACAGTTTCATCTTTAACACCATCTATGTTTATTAAACCTATGGTGTTTTTTACAACTTTACCATATGCCGCTATATTCTTTCTTTGTGTAAAAGATGTAAGGTCTGTTTCATCTAAGTTAAATAAACTATGTAACCAGATTGAGTATTTAGCATTAGGGTTGTTTCTAACATCTAAATGTCTCATATGCGGTTGAGAAATAATCTCTTGATAGTTCTTTCTAAAGTCATTAAACTCTTTAAATAACTTACTAATTGTATTATTTAATGATATGTCATAAACTACATCATCATTAACATTATATCTAGCATTGTTATTAAATCTACCTGAATACTGAGCTTCAATGTTTAATACTGTAATTACAGATTTAGGTACATTTCTATATATTACTTCTAGTGGTTTAGCACCTTTGTCAATTAAAGATTTTAATTTTTCAAACTCAGCTCTTATTTCTTTAACCTCAGCTAATGAATAACCTAATTTTTCTTTAACTGCTTGATTATTAGTAAGTTCTATACCAATAGCTTTTAAGAAATCATATGCTTCTTCTCTTGATGTTATCTCTTTAAAGTCTTTTAAAACTTTTACTACATCTGTTTTATGTACACCATCTTTATTATTAGAGTTAGTGTAGTTATTATTAATAGCACCATAGTTATCAAGCATCATTTTGTTTACAGCACTAAAATTAGGTTGTATTTCTTGAAACTTAACTTCTCCGTTTACATTAACATCTACTTTTAAGTTGAAGATAGGAATTCTACTTAAGCTAAAGTCTCTATAGAACTTAGTCCAAAGTTTAACTTTACCAGCAGAATCTGCAGTAACTTGATCAGAAGGATCTCCTAATAAGTTTGCTAATTCTTTTAACTCTGGATATATTTTAGATGCAGCTAACAATTTAGCATACATGTCTTGATCATCTACAGCACCTTCTACAGCATTCAAAACTATACCCCAAGTTCTACTTGGATCTGCTAATTTATCAATACCAAAACGGTTAGCTATTCTCTTACCATTTTTATCATATGCATGTAAGCTACCTATTAAATATGTAGTCTCTGTACTTGCTATCTCTCTGGTAGATTTCTCATTACCTTTAGACTCAAATACATTTTTACCATACTCTTCTTGCAACTGAGCCTCAGATTTTTCTAATTCTGAATCAGATGTTTTTTGAGTTTCTGTATCTTTATTACTATCTATATCAACAGCAGTTTCATCAGAAACTTTTTGTTTAAAGTCTAAAAGAACACTTTTCTTTTTATGAAACTTCAATACACTGTCCCAATTATCAACAGCTGTTTGTAATATTTTAATATCATTAAGTTCTTTTTGAACAGCCTCTTCAGGTTGATCTTTTATCTTCTCTTGGATTGATTTTATAATTTCTTTAAAATCATTCTTAACGGCAAGATATAACCAGTTTTTAGCAGCCTCATTTTCAAAAATTAAAGACACACCACCTAAATTACGTTCATCCTGTAACATATTGCTCATTATAGAGTCAATACTATCAGATACTACTAATGAGTCATTATAGTTTAAAACTTGTTCTGCATCATTAGCATTTGCTGTAATACCTAAATTAAGACCTGTAAACATCATATTGTTTATAGAAGGTCTGTATTCATTTAAGTTACCTATATAAAGCTTTTCATATAATTCTCTAACTGCTGGTACACTATCATAGTCACTTAAAACATCAGATATTGTTTGTCCAGTAAATAAAGATTTTAAGAAGTTCCATATTTTACGAAATAATGTATTTCTAATTGGAGAACCAGATTTAATGTTTTCACCTTTAGCTAATGCATATTTACGGAAGTCTTCAGCTAAATGCTCTTCAACTTGTAAGTCAGTAGCATTTTTTAAACTAGGTTGAGTGTTACGTACCTCATTATATAATTCTTTCTTCTGATCTACAGTTAAAAATAATTGAGAGAAAGCATGCCAGCCTTCATGGTACAAATCTGCATATGTAGATCCTGCATACAATCTAATACCTGCTGCTGTAAAATCAGCCCATGCATCAGAGTTTACAATGTTAAACATCACCTCATAAGGTGCAAATTTAGCTAAAGGAGAGTTATCATACCATTCTTTAGCAGCTGCAATCTGAGCTTCTGTAACATCATTATTAATTAAATTGTTACTTCTATTAAGAGTATTTCTCTTAAGAGCATTTAAAGCTTTGAATATATCATCTTTACTTACAGGTTTACTTGTATCTACAGCATTCTCTAATGTAACTGGAGCAGCAGTTTGTTGAGCAGATTGAACAATTGGTGATTCAGACATACCTTTTTCTAAAGGCATAACTCTTCTCATAGTTATACTTACTCTATAAGAACCTGGCTCATAAGTTTTACCATCTAATTTAGTAGTTAACTCTGGTAAGAAGCTATCTTGTTTACCTGGAAATGTTCTATGAAACACTTCCCTATTAATACCATTAATACCAAATACATATCCTGCACCTGCTTTAAGACTTAATTGTTGAGGGCTACCATCTCTTGATTCAATTGAAAAATTACCTGTTCCTCCAAGATTAACTCCTATTACAGGATATTTAATAGCAGATTTACTTTCATCCACATCATTATGAGAACTTATAAATGATTCATTATCATAAAGATTTATAATAGCTCCATCATAATGTGTCATATCTACACCTGTAGCTTTTTTCATTAATTCTCTAAATCTTGGTGTAATTTCTCCTAAAGGTTGACCATTAATAGATGCGGTGTAATATCCATATTTGTTTTTATTTCCTGAATTTATAACATCTGGAATGTTGATTGCTTGTTTTTCAGGATTATTAGATTTATAATCCCATCTTAAACCAAGACCAATCATTTTACTTGCAGATTTTCCTTTATTAGTTTTAGCTGCTTGTTCTTCTAAAAATGGTTTTAAATAATTAAATAATTCAAGTTGCTCTTCTTTTGTAAGACCTTCTTGATTTACATATATACCAGGTTTTACTTCTTTCCCTTTTAATTGAGGTTGAGTTTCTTGTTTTAATAATGTATTTAAAACAGTTTCTGTAGGCTTAATGATATTATATGCATTAAGAGAAACAATACTCTTATCAGCATTAGGTTGTAAGAATGTATAGAAGTTTTCAGCTAAGAACTTATTGTATGAAGACTCAGATAAAGAAAGTTTACCGTTTTCTATAACAGGTATAGATATGGTACGGTTTAATAAGTCACCATTAATGTTAACTATTTGGCCGTTTAAGTTAGCAGCTATTTTTTTAGAGGTTTCATCCTTTGTAGAATTATCAATTTCAAAAGCTTCACCTTTTTGTTTTACAAATAACTTACCATTCTCTTCATATATAGCAGTGCTGTTTGAAAAAACAAACTGTTTTATTATAGCAATCTTTTCAGAATTAAAAAGTTTGTTGTCATATAAGACAGTAATCATACCTTCTGTTAAACCTTTTATATTCTCAAATTTAGGTCTACGTAAAAGTACCGGATAGTTTTTACCTGGATCAGGTTGGAAATAAACTCCACCTTTAATCATCATACCTACATTTTCTGTAGATATAAATGGAGCAAAACCAGTTGGAAATGACAAATTAGAAAGCTGAACTTGTTTTCTATAATCTTCTAATATATAACCATTAGATCCTTGTGTTATTGAAAACAATAAAGGGTTAGATGCATTGTTAGGATTTTTAGCATACTCCCTAGCTTTATTTAAAATTTGTATTTCATAACTTCTCTGTTTTTCAACTTCTGCTAAATCTCTACCTGTTCTGTTTGCAATCTCTGCTGGTTTTTGAACATTGTATATATCATTAACAAATGGCTTTCTCATAGATGTATATATCATCTTACCACCATCTTCTTTGCTGCTTATATTACCTTCATTATCAAAGTATAAAGTATTACCATTTTTATCTGATAAAATTAAAGCAACACCTTTGTCACCTCTAGATTTATTTTCATAATACTTTTTATGCTCAAGATACATGTTATCCTCAGGTATTTCATTAAAATCTACCAGTTTATAATAAATACCTTTAACATTATTAAGCTTTAAGTTATCTGCTGTTGCTAAGTTTTTCTCACTTAACATAGTGTTTAACATTCTAACTACACGGAAGTGCAATACTTTTAATGGGTCATTATCAGGAATATTATCTTCCTTTTTTACACCATCATAGTCTTTAGCTTCTTGCATAAAAGTAGCAAACCCCGTTTCAGGTTTAGCTTTAAACTTACCTTCTTTTTTTAAAGTAGCATCTGCTGCTTCAATCTCATTATATCTATCTGTAGGTATAACCCCAGAATTTGGAAGTTCATTATTAACTATTTCATTCTTAATTTCTTCTAACTTAACATTACCTGTCATAGCTTTTTTAACATTATCCACATCTTCAAACTCTTTCATGGTTAATGTTAATTTGTTAATATCTACTCCTGCTCCAACAAGTTTAGTAAAATATTCTGGGTTTGCACCAGAAACTGCTAATATAGATGTAGGGATGTGTTGAATATAATCTAATGCATTAACGGCATCACCTGTTTTAGCAACAATGCTATCATACAAGTTTTTCATTAAATCCATTGTAAAATTAGGATTTAATGTTTCAGGTTTTGCATTCTCTAATGCTGAAGTTACATATTTTGCTAATGCAATAATTTGTTTTTCTGAAAGTTTACAAGCCATAATAATTTTTTATATATCACATCCTAGGTTATCTAATATGTTGTTTAGGGCATCTGTTTCAGAAAGTTTCTTACCTTCTTCAACAGCTTGAGCCATTTTATCTTTGTCTTTTAAGACATCTTTTAAAACATCACGGGATTCATTTAATGTACTTGTTTGTTCTGGAGTAACCACTTCAGCTTCAACAGCTTCTATTTTTTCTTTACCGTGTTTAATATCTTTAACAGAATTTTGCAAGTCTTTGAATTCCATAGGTTTAGCCGGCTGGTCTTTATCAGTTTTAATAGTTACAGATTTTTGGTTAACCCTAACTACAATACCAGTACCCCCTCCTACAAAGATAACAATATCTCCTGGTTTTACACTGTTTTTATTGAAGTTTTTTATAGCATTTTCTTTCCACTCATTCAATATTCTATCAGCATCTAACCCGGTAATTTCATCATTAGTTATCATACTATCTAGAATACTATCAACATCTCTTAAATCTCTTATTTCATATTTAGAAATTGCTTCTTTAGCTTTATCCACACCCACCAATTCTTTAGCAGTTCTAACCTCTGAAACCTGTAATGCCGGTTCTCCTAGCTCTTCAAGTCTAGTATTAATAGCAGCTAATCTTTCAGTAGAAGCTCCTGACTCATCACTCATAAGAGACATTCTTTCTAATTTAAGAGCTTTTATCTCATCCTCTTTAGATTGTGTAGGTACTGTTTCTGCAGGTTTACTTTCTAAAGCAGCTAGTTCTACATCATATTTTGCATTAATATCTTCAACTTTTTTTCTAGCCTTATTTAACATTCCTTTAAATGATTCTAATTCTCTATCACTGCCAGGAACAAACTCACCCTCTTCTTTTGTTATTTTATCAAGTCTTTCTTGAGCTTCTTTAACTTTTCTTTCATAATAAATAATGTCATCTAAAGGACTATTTTTTAATGTACCCTGTGTAGATTTTTTATTAAGTTCTTCTTGTCTTCTTTTTTCTATGTCAGCTTTCCTAGTTTCTATATCAGATGTTTCTGCAGGTTTTGTTTCTTCAGTAGTTGTAGGCTCAACTACTGGAGCTGCTCCTCCTGTTGGTGGTTCCTCAGGCTTGTTCTTTTTCTCAAAAGAAGTTTTAATTCTAATAGCTCTTGGATTACCTATTATAAAGTCTTCAAAAGCTAAAGGCTCATCTACATTAGGATCTGCTACATATTGATCATAAGCTGCTCTAAGTTCTTTCTCTAAAGCAGGATCCATTGTAGGTGTTGTTTCTGTAGGGATAGGTTCTTCCTGTATATCTTCTTCACCTACGGCACCTTCTGGTTGTGTAGGAGTAGTTTGTGTAGGCTCAGCAGTAGTTTGTTGTGCAGTGATTGGGTTTATATCATCATCTGTAATATCCTCATCATTAGCTATTTTTGTATCTAATTTAAATATAGCAACTGCTTGATTATACAAATCAGATGTATAAGGTATTTTCTTTTGGGTAATTGAACTATAAAAATCTTTAGGTATAGTTCCTTCTTTTACATAACTAACTAAATCTTCCTCATCTATGACAATATTAAGAGTTGCCAGCTGATTTATTATCTGGTTAAGCTCCATCATTCTTATCATAGCATCAACATTATTTACTATAACTTCATCTTTTTTATTGTAAATATCAGTTAATACATCATTTATTTTTCTAGCATGCCTAACCAAATTAGTAGGATTCATTAATGTATTTACAATGTTTGCTAAGTTTCTTGAATCAGCATGTAATGTATAATAGTCAAGCATTTTCTTAAAAGACTCATCCACTTTATTATCAAATACAAAGTCTCCAGATTGTTCTGCAACATGTTTTAAATAATCTTTATATGTTTCTTTTAACTCTTCTGCAGCTTTAACTAATTTACTATCATCTGATCCAAATAAAGCTAGTTGTGTACCAGGTTTACTCATCTCATACAAATGATTTGCATGTGCAGTTTGGTAGCTTTCAAGCTTTTCTTGGTACTTTTTAAGATAGTTAAGTTTATCTTCTTTCTGCTTTTTCAGTTTTTTAGATTCAGGATCTTTATCATCAAGAGTTTTAATCTCTTTATTTAACATACTGATCTCAGCATCTATTTTTCTAGTTTCAAATAATACACTTATATCTGTAGCTGAACTTTTAGATAATGGTTTATTTTGTGACAAGTCATCTAATATACCTACCATTCTTTCTAAACTACGGTCAAATGAATGTGTAGCTAATAACAAGTCTCTTTTAGCATTTTCAAATGATCTAAATGCAATAGCTTCTTTATTATAATCAGGGGTACCTTTTTTAAAGTTCTTAGGTTTAAAAGGATTTACATAAGTAGACTGTATTAAATTATACTTTTTCTCTATACTGTTTGCTGAGTTTATTACATCAGTTAGTTTTTCAACAGCTTTATTTTCATCCTGTACATTCATAGCTTGTGCAAGATCCTTAGATGATAATTGTTTTAAATCATTTAAAGATTCCATAAACATATCATAAGTACCAGTTCTTAACACTGTATGTATATGGTCAAATAACTGGAAGTCTTTAGCATTATGATAGTTGTTATCATCATTTTGCTGAATAGCTGCATTAACTGTTGAACCAGCATTTATCTGATTAACCAAACTTTCTAGTTTAGGATCAAAGAATTTAGCCGGGTCAGAAAAAATAGTTTGATTGGTTGGATCCAATGCTGCTTTTCTCAAAGCATTCAATGATGTCACCGTATCTTCTATACTTTGTTTTCTAGTTTCCTGATACTCTTTATATTGTTCTTTATTAAATGTAGACTGATATAAGTTAGGTAGGGTTTTAAATAATAAGTTTTGAGACTTATGCATTAAACCTCCCATTAAAAATCCTGATAAAAATGTTTCAGCACCTTGTGCAGAGAACTGACCAGAGAAACCATTACCTAAAGAGCTCATCATTAAGTTCAATCCACCCATTGATTTGTCATTATAGATAGATGTATAGTAATCTTTGGCTGTATTAGAAATAACATCTTGTAAAGACTCTTGTATACCTTCTGCAAAGTTTCTTTTAAAATATCCTAAACCGGTTCCTAAATAATACTTAGGACTGGTTAAATTAGAAAACATTCTTTTTGTTGCACTTTTTTCAGCTGCACTAAAAGCATCTTCTGTAAAGCCAGCAGCTCTATTTGTAATAATACCAGATGCTGCATTTTCAGCATCAGCTATTACACCACCTATACCTTTAAAGTTAAACATCCCATCAAGGGTAATTTTATTAGAATAGTATATAGTTGGTAAGTTAGCAAGTGTAGTGGCATATCCCACTTTATCTGCAGTGTCTAATATTTTCTTAAGATCATCTCCAGCTGGGTAACTACCATTCTTTTCAAAGTATTCTTGTGATAAGTTATCTATTGTTTCTTGTTTAGCACTACCACCTTCAAGTTTACCTTCAGCAAGTGAGAAGTTAATATCTCTAATGTCTCTGTAAAAACTACCAAATCCACTTGATATTTTAGCCATGTTTGTTAAACCAGCTTCTCCTTTTTTAAGATTACTTGCAAATTCAGTTGTTCTTGTAAAAGGATTTATAAATTCACCAGCTGCTCTTGTAAATTCTGCGGCACCTGCTCTAGCTTCACTATAAAGTTTTTCAGCTTCATTTATATTTCTAAGAGATTGTAAAAAGCTTTTACCCCCTTTATACATATCTCCAATCTGTTTAAATTTCATTGCCTGTTGAGCACCTTGAATACCTCTTCTAGCCATAAGAGATGCACCTTCAAGTAATGACAAACCTGCTGTTTCACCTGATAATAAAACACTTCCTGCAGCAATAGCTGCTTCCTCGGCAAAAATTTCACCTATTGTACCTATTGTATATGCAAAGTTAAGACCAAGATTACTTAAAAATCCACCAACACCACCTCTTGAAGACATACCAATATCCATAGCTTTTTTAAACTCGGATGCTGATTTATCATCTGTGTTAAATATATCACCATGGATAACATCTGACCAACTTCTAGCAGAGTTCATTGCACCAGATACAACTAAATTTGTAAATGGAACAGCAGCTCTAGCTAAATCATTAAAGATATTAGTTTCTTGATTAAATCTTTCTTCATTATTTGCAGTGGGGTTAAAACCAATTCTATTAAAGGTAGACTGACCATAAGCCATATATCTATCTAAATTGGTTTTCTCAGCATCAAATTTATATGGAGCAGCTGCTTTATATGGATTAACATATTTATTTAAATCAGCATAAGGATGTTCTCCATCCCATTTAAGTTGATCTAAATAACTTAACTTAGGAGTGTCATTATATTGATTGGTAACTTTAATATTATTACCTAATCCTGAATCAGGAGTTAAATTAAACTGTGATAATGCTGGATGAGTTTCTAAAGTTATATCATTAGAAATACTTGGTGATGGGCTATATAATGAATTCAGGTCCATAATGTTTGAACCTGAATCTTGTGGTGCTACAGTTTGATCTGCAGCATTACTTACACCTGTATTATCAAGTAGTTGTTCTGCCATAAAATTATTTTATCTGACTTGGATCTTTAATTAATTTTGTAGTGCTAGATGGATTCTGAACAGCATTATTATTGTATTCCAATAAGTTATCAAATTTAGGAAATACTGTACTATTTACATAGTCATCTAATGATACATTTCCAAGACTGGCAATTTCTCTATTAGGATTATAAGGAATACTTACTATTTTTCCTGTATTTTGATCATATCCTTTATAACTACCAGTTATAATAAAACCACCATTTGCTGTTTTATATATTTCAAAATAACTACCATCTGGGCTTTTGTACATATATTTTCCATCAGGAGACAGATTCATAATAGATTCATAATCTGATATAGGTTTCATAGATGTTTTACCAATAAGTGAAACATCCTCATCAGCAGGAATATATAAAGCTAATCCTTTAGTTTTTAATGTGCTAACTTGCTCATCTTTACCGTATAAAATACCAGGACTATCTTTTGTACCTACTAATTTTTTAAGGTATTGAGAATCAAGTTTAATATTATAATAGTGATACTTATCAGTGCCACCAACTATAGAACTAAATGTTACGGTTCCTACAGGTCTATCAGCATCATTTTTACCATATGCTGTTGTCATATTAGAAGTTATTTCTTCAAGTAATAGTTTAGCTTTATCATCTGATTGTTCTGGAATACTATCTCCAGGAATACCAACTCTTACAATTGCTTTACTAGATTTTTTTGCAGTACCTAATACAGTGGCAAGAGTTATTAAGTCATCTGTTGGCTTTTGGGTATCAAAGTTAAACTGTATTACAGGAGCTTGAATACCACCACCTTTAGTTCCCATTGCTTTAGCAGAACCAACAATAACAGAACTTAAATCTCTTGTTCCAGGTTGACTATTATATTTATCAATAACAATTTGTTTTAACTTATTATATTCATCTTTATAATATTCTTCTTTGTATTTTTTAATATTTGAAGGAGAATTATAAGCATAATTACCTGATGCAGGTTTTTCAGTATAAAATATTTTTCCACTAATATCTGTTGCAAGTGAACCTTGAACATTTTCATGTTTTTTAATATATTCAGCTTCACTTATCATACCACCATTTTTATTAAGTATTGATGTGTAGTCATTTTTGTCATCCTTCTTTTTACTAATATTTAAAGCATTAGCTGCTGTTAACATATCAGCATTCATCATTTTATCTGAAGCAGCCCACACAGCTAATGTTCTATCATTATTTCTAGCAGATCTTACCAACTCTAAATTGTTTTTGAATTGAGGTTGCTTAAGTATTTGTTGAGCTTCAGCATTTAATTTAGCATTAACCTTAGGATCAGCCATTGCAGTAGGTAAATTAGCAAATGTAATATTTTTACCTGCTACATCTTGAGGCATTTTATTAGCAATTCTAAATGCAGTTTGAACAAAATCAACATTTGCTGCACCGTAATCTCCTATAATTTTTTCTTTTTTATATTTTACATTTCTGTTATATAATATAGCTTGTTCCTCTTTTATTGTGTTTCCTGGAACATTAACATTACTTTCACTAGCAGTTGATTTAATACCTGTACCGCCTACAAATTTTCCTGCAGAAAGATATTGTTGATAAGTTGAAGCATTTTGTGCTCCTGCTGCTGGTGTAGAACTAGGAGTAGATGGTGTAGAACCGGGTGTAAGAACTGCATTAGCAGAACCCAATGGAGCTTGTGCTTCACCTCTTAGTGCTTTTTGTATTGCATTATCTACATTAGCACCAGCACTTGTTCCACCACTATATCCTGTAGCACCATGCTCATATTTCCATTGTTCTTTTTCTAATTCAAGTACTTGTTTATAATCTTCTTTAGCTTTGAATGTCTCCATATCCATATCATTCTTCCACTTCTCAAATGCATAATCATCTTTATTAATAGTAACCTGTGCATTTTTATTTGCTAAATATGAAGAAATATCTTTTACATTTTGAGCAAACATGTAGTTTGTAAAGACAGCATTAGCTTTTGCATTAATATCTTTAGGATCACTTATAGATTTATAACCATCAAAAGTTAATTTTTTAGAACTTTCAATACCTTTTTCTAAAGTTTCAATCTGAGTTTTTAATGCTTTATAATTATTATAATCTTCAGAACCTTCTATGATACCAGTTGTTTTAATAATATTATCATAACTAGCAAGTGTTCCTTTTAATTTAGTTAAATTTTCTTCATCCTGCTTTATACTTTGTTCATTCAAAAGTTGGTTATTTGCTGCTTGTTCCTGTAATATTTTAGTTGACCATGCTTGTGATGCAGCATTCTCATCATTATTAAATGCTCCTAAATTATCCTTAATCCAATTTTTACGTTGAACATAAGTCTTAGCATTTAAATATTCTATATATCCAGGATCATTTGATAACAAATGAGTTACAAAGTTTTTAGCAATAGGTACAACTAAATCACCATTTTTCATGGTATATTTATATCCGTCTTTACCTATAACATCTTTTTCTACAGATATACCGGCTTCTTTAAACATCTTTTCAGAAATCTCTACAGGATCTACTTTTTGAATATATTTAGGAGCTGACATACCTAATGCAGTAGCATCATCAGCTTTTTTATATTCTTCAGCTTTATAGTTTAAATACTCTTTACCACCTTGCCAATATAACTTTTTCATATTAGGATCAAAGCTATTAGCATAACTATCAGCAGTTTGCATTTGATTTTGTAATGATTTAGTATAAGCTATATCATGTACAATATTTTTATTTTGTAAAACAGGTTCAAATAAGTTATTAGCCTCAGTTAAATTTTGAGGAAGAGACAAGTCAGCTGAACTTAACTGTTGTAAGTTATTAGAGATACTCTTTAAAAAGTTATCTCTTTGTTGAATGTTACCATCACGCAACATTGGTGAGTTAAATACAGAATTGTATACACTCTGCACCTTTGCAAAATTTTGGTCATAAGTATATGCCTTCTTTTGCATCTGCTTATCCCAAAAAGAAAAGTCAGGTGACACTAAAGGTAATTCAGGAATTTGTGATTGTCTTGTATAAGTTGCCATAGGTTACACTAATAATATAAGCTAAAATCTTTAAAGTTTATACTTAAACTTTATAAGTTTAGTTTTTTGATTGATTAATTTCCTGTCATTCCAGGTAGCATATAAGGTAAATAACCAGCATAATTATCTGGAACACCGTCTCCATTCAAATCTCTAGTTGTACCTCTTTGTCTTGTTGATGTTCCATATGCTGATCTACCTTGATTTGTAATACCAAGTTTACTATTTACATATGCATAAAAATTCTTTTTATCATCTTCACTAGATATAGGTCCGTAAATTTTTTCATATTCAGCTTTTAAAGATGCATAATCAGGGTTTGCTGTAGAAGCTCCTTGTTTAATATCTTTACCTTGACCTTTCCACATGATTTTACCTGTCTTAGGATCTGTATAGTAATATGGATTATTTTCATTTTGCTGGTTCATATAACTACGGTCATACCACATTTTAGATGCCGCTTTAAGAATATTGTTATTAAGAGCCATATCTTCTTCCCATTTACTTTGTTTCAAGTTACCAAACAACTCATTAAGTTTATCCATTCTCTGAGCATTATACATTCTATTTTTATTTGCTACTTCAGCATTTGCTTGTGCAAAGGCATTAGCTATCTGAGCATTAGCATTATTTGTATTACCAATGATTTGTGCCATCACCGGAGCTGCTTTACCATATAGTTCAGAATTAAGAAGTCTAGCTTTTGTAGGATCTCCAGCTAAATAATTAGCTTGCATTGCTTGGTTAAGAACACCTTGATTAGCAGCCACTTCACCTCTCCAATCTAAAAAGTTAGGATCAGCAGTTTGTAATTCTAATGGAGATAAATAAGGAGTTACATAAGGTTGCCCTGCTTTATCTAATAAAGCTTTTCCAAATGCCCATTTATCTGGTGTAAGATAACCAAATGGAGTTTTACTTTGATTAGTAAAGTTAGAAGCTTCTGCTGGAGGCAATCCTGCATTTTTATCAATAGGTAATTTAACAGGATCAGCACCTTTTGGAGCAACTGTAGATAATTGTTTTAATTCACTTTTACTTTTAAGAGGTTCTAGTTCTTTAGGTCTAAAACGTTCTGCAGTTTGTGTACGTATACCTCTTTTACTATCATACAATCCTTGATTACCTTCTCCGTATTCTCCTATAAGTTGGTTATATCCTTCAGGATCATGCAATTTATATTGATCATATACATACTTTTGGTAATCAGCCATATCCTTAAAATCAGACCCATGTCTTTCTCTCCAATAATCATAATCAGCATGGTCATCTTGACTACCTGTATATAATGTAGGTAGTCTATTTTTTCTGCTTATTGCTCCTTGTGGTGTTTTTGCTGCAGTGAATGCTGCTTGTTTATACCAATCTGGAACTTCTACACCACCTAGTGCCTTAGGAAGAAAGTGTGTTGGTATACCACCATAAGCCATAATATCATTATCTTGTTCTTGATAATCATCAGATGGTTGTACTGGGTATCCTAAACTTGCTGCATAGTTAGCAGCCACGGCAGGAATACCTTGAGGAAAACCTTTCATAGCTTCTTGATAAAAAGCAAGTTTACCTAACTTATCTGCATTCTTTTCCATCATCATTCTAGCTGTATTCTTTCTTAGCTCATCAGACTTAGGATCATTAGCAATTGTTTTATAGGTATTTAAATCATATCTTTTAGCAATCTGTGCCGGTGTTATACCACCTTTTGCAAATTTATTTATACCAAAGCTTTTAAGAAGCTCAGGATCTTTGATCTTCATTTTCTTTGTATCAGAAAATATAAATGAACCTTTAGGAACATTTAATGGTGTACCTCCATTAACATGCTTTTGACCAGCAATGTTAAATTGTTCTAATTCACCATCTTGATCTATATCACCAAATACAGTTTCACCTTTTTCAGCTTCTATATTAGCCTCATCTCTTGGAACTGGACCTAACGTATTACCTGCTGACGCATATTGGTCAGGAGTGTAATCTGTGTAGATTCTACGGGATCCAATATCAAGACCAAAGCCTTGTTGACCACCGTATTTCATTTGCTCCATGTCCTCTTGAGGAGCTTTTAATATTCTTACTCTATACTTGTTCATATATGAAGATTCAAAGTTAATCTAAAAATTCTAATTGTCCACCTTTTTCAAGGAATTGTTTTATTTCTGTATCAGTCATTTCCACTACACCGCCATCTTGGTAGCTACCACCCATTTCAAAATACCCTTTTCTTTTTAATTTTGAGTACATAGCATTAGACTCACTTTTAATTTGTCTTTTTGCTAATTCTCTTCTTTCAGCAGGTGTAACTTGAGCAAGTGTTTTGTTTGCAATTTCAGGATATATATTTCCACCATACCCGTTACCACTCCATGTTCTTAATGCTTTATCAACAGTGGTATTTGGTTTGTAATATCTACTATCAAATACTCCATCAACTTCTCCAAATAATTGAGTTTCATAAGCTTTAAGAGCTGTATCAACATCAGGAAAACGAGCAAAAACACCATTACCATCTTGTTGTTTTATAGTTGAAGGCTGTGCTCCTAACTTAGACATCCAAGGATGATAAATCATATTTGTAGGATTGTTTAATTTTGTAGCAATATCACCACTTCCTGAAGGATTATATGTAACAGGATTATAAGAATTAACTAATGCCTGTTTATATTGTTGTTTAGTAAAATTAGGTGTCATATTCACTGGTTCAGCAAAAGAAGAAAATGCTAAAGCTGATTCTCCTAATGGTACATCCATTCCTGGTCTTCCTAAAATAGGTGCATCAACACCTTTCATTTCTAAACCATCTTCAGCCATAGCTTTATATTGTGGACCATTATACATTCCTGAATAACTCCATTGACCCATTCTTTGTGGATTCCATTGCTGACCATAATTAGTACCAGTTACATTAATGTTTCCTTTTCCAGCTGATTGAGCAGAAGAACCATATAATCCAGCAGTTGTTTGATTGCTTTGTAAATAGTTATCCATTTCCTGGTTTCTTTCATTCATCTGTTTGTAATTAGAAATTACACCAGCTACAGATGCCGCATTATTTAAGTAAGTACCTGCATCACCTATAGCTCTACCTACTTTTTGTGTAGCTGTTTGACCAGTATTCCATTTTTGACTACCTGATAAATGTTTCCATAAATCATCTTTTCTTACATTATCAATAGGAACAAATTGACCAGTGGCAGGATCTTTTTTACTATATCCTACATATCCTGTAGGTAATTGCATTGCTTGATAAGCACTAGGATCAAATGGAGGTAATGGAGCATTTGGATTGCTACCATCATAAGGAGCTGTTAAGTTTGGATCTTCTTCTCCACCATTTACATAGTATGCGTTACCAGAGAATGTGCCAGAACCTTTAGCCATATGGAATTTACCATCCATTCCTATATAACCACCATTTTTATATTGATCTATTTGACCACCTTCTTCTTTAGCAAAGTTTTTAGCAAAGTTTGCTTTCTTTACCATAGCAGGTGAATAATCTTCTTTGTTAGCAAGAATATGAGATGCAGCTTCTTGTACACTCATATCCATTCTTGTTGCTTGTGCTTTAAATGTACCTTTTTTAGCAGGGTCTAAATGAATACCTCCGTATGCAAACATACCACCACCTTGATCTTCTATCTCACCACCTTCTTCCCATGTTGCTCTAGCATATGCTCTGAAATATGGGTTGTTTGCTAAGTTTTCTTTATGTCTAGCATAGAAAGCTTTTTTTCTTTCAGGATCTTTAGGATGTTGTCCTAAGTTAGAATCACCAAAATATTTCTTAGTGCCGTCTGGTCCTATAACAACATGTGTTTTACCTTTTCTAGCACTGCTTCTTTTTACAACATAGCCACCACTACCATACATATCTAATTCACCACCCTCAGCCATGTTGCTCATTATTTTTTCTTGAACATAATCTGGAAGTGCTTGAAAACCAGCATTTTGTGGTTCTCCACCTGCAGCCATCATTCCACCATATGCCATCATATCTTCCACATCTTCACCTTGTGCTTCAGGATTATACATCATATAATCACTAATAGCATCTGCAGAATGGTCCATAACAGCAAGTTTAGATGCAATCCATGGATCTAAGTTTTGATCAGGAGAAACAAACTTACGTAGTTTGCTCATCTTATCAACAACTGCTGCCATTTGTCCTAAAGCCATACTACCATTAGGTTCACCGCCTAAAGCCATTTCTCCACCATTATCAAATTCTTTTACTCCTAAACCTAATGTTCTTTTTTCTTCCATTTCTTTTTTCTTTCTAATTTGATCTATTTCACTTTTAGAAAGTTTAAAGTTCATTCTATAATTATCATTCTTTTGTTTATTTAATTGGGTATCTTCTCCAGCTCTAAGATTATTTCTTAAAGCTTGATAAGTATTTGTTCCTTTAAAGTTTGACTCTGTAGGATTCCAATCATAAACATCTGTATAATAAATATCATCAGGATTTTTAGAATCTTGCCAATATCTTCCTCTACCAACTGTAGAAGCTAAATTAAATCCTGGATTTGCTACACTTTTAAGTGCACCACCAAAAAATCCTATTTGACCTCTATTAAACCAATTGTTGTAATCATCTGGTGTACCATAACCTTGATTTCCATAATCTTGATATTCTGTTCCTCCACCATTATTTACACCAGATCTTTTCATAGCATTTTGAATGGTATTCCATAAAATTAATTTCTGATCATCTGATAAAGAACTATTGCTCATTCTTGCATCTTTCAATGCAACTTTAGCTAACATTTGAGAAACGTTACTAGGAAAAGGCATAAGTTTTCTAAACATATCTGCAGATTCAGAATCTACTTCAGTATATGGATTAACCATTGGTACAGCAGACTTTTTAACTCCACCTCCTTTGACATAATAACCACCATATGCATATTCATTTTTAATCTTACGTTCTTGTTCTAACATTTCTTTTGTAGGTTTTTTACCAGAACCTTTATTAGCTCTGATATTATCCCACAATCCACGTTTAGAATAAGAACCGTCAGCACGTTTAATCATTTCACCACCATAAGCTTGCACTGTAGGAGATGCTGCTGGAGCACTAGCACTTATACCAGGATTCATATCTCCTTGTTGGTTAGTGTAATATCTTGTATACTCTCCTTGAGCATTAGTATGCCAAGGTCCCATATGAGACATTTGAGGTTGACCACCTTGTGCTGGAGCTTGTTGTCTTGCTGGCATTGCTGGTTGACTAGGAGCTTGAGCAGGACCTATGTTCCAACCACCAGAAGGATTTTGAGTAAAAGGTTGTGCTGGAGATTGTTGACTAGGTTGTTGAGCCGTTCTTTGAGTATAACTTACAGGTTGTTGACCAGGAAATGTAGCAGGCATTGCAGGTTGAGAAGGAATAGGTGTAGGTGCAACATTAGATCCTACATATTTTTGTTGCATGCCTCTATTAAAATCATATTGTTGACGTACATTAGCTTTACTATACTCAACATACTTAGGAGCTTGAGGTTGTCTAGGAGCTTGAGGAGTTCCTAATCTTCCCATCATATCAGCAACACGTGGTCCAATATATGCATCTGGTCTGTAGCCTTGAACAGATCCATAATTGGTTAAGCCAGCATTAGCCGGCCCAAACTTACTAATAGATTCTTTAAATAACTCAGGTTTGTTTTTAGCAACATAATTGTACATATCTTGCTGAAAGTTCTTATTACTATCTGTTCTAAAACCATAAGCTTTACCAAGCTTTTGTATTTCTTCAGGAGATGTTAAAGAACCTGTTACCTCTATACCTTCAGCAGCTTGCCCAAGTTGAGCACATGCTTCAGGATAGTCATTACAGAATGACTCTTGATCAGGATATCTACTGTAGAATTCCTTCTCAGTTAAACCTGTAATGTTTAAAATTTGTTGCTTATTCATTTTATAAGTTTATGCTACAATATAATATACTAAAAAATGCCGGGATAAACAATTAAAGCTTATCTAACCAGCCAGATAATTGATTCTTTTTATGAGGAACTTCTACTTCTCTCCAGTTATGTATTGAACCTCCATATCTGTATTGATTAGTAGGTTCTGAATTATTATTTAATGCACCAACAACTAGACCTGCTGGAACAACACCCCAAAATTTATTTAAAAGATTTGCAAATTTTTGAGGATCATTGTCTATAACATTCATATATTCTTTTAATCCAGTTATAGGTTGTTTAAAATTACCTTTTAAAAGTCTAGATAATTTATTTAATTTTTGTGTAGCAGAATTTAAATCAATTTTTTCACCTGGTTTAATTCCTAAATGTTTTCTTAATTCCATAGTTCTTGCATGCATTTCTGTTGGATCTGCAATATATGCTTGAAAAGCTCTATTTTCACCCATAATTTCTTTTGGGTTTTTACCTTCAGATCTTAATCTTTCCCATTCTAAAAAATCATTTTTAATTTCAGGATTAGTATTTTCTAATGACATATCTCTTAACCCAGAATAGTTAAGGGCATCTCTACTTGTCCAACCATGGGTACCTTCATGTACTGTAATATTTGGTTTGTTTGAAAAATAAGCTCTAGATACCCAATTTCCATGTCTTTCATCTTGTATTGGATTACCTTGTTCTATATACTGTCTATAAAAAGGACTTTCACCATGTTCATAACTAACTCCTGAATTATCATAATGAATAGGTTTTCTAGCATTTATATCTCTATATTGTGCAATATTATCTTTAAGTTGTTGTAATAAACTATACTCTCCTGTATTAACTTTATAATTACGTGATTGGTCTTCTATTAAATTTAATAATTCTTTTTGTCTATCTACAGGCATATTTGTAACAAAGTCTTTATACACAGCCTCTTCCATATCATTTTTAATCTTTGCCTGTGTAGCAGGATGATCTATCCAATTTTGTAACCATTGATTACCTTCTTTTATACCTTTTCTACTTTTTCTACCATTTAAAAGTTCTCCCAAAAATTCTGCAAATAAGTTATTAGTTCCTCTTAAAGCATTTCCAAGTTTTGTATTTTCAAAATTACTTGAAGTGGTATTAGCATTTAAAGTAGGTAAAACAGAACTTTCAGCATCAACATTAACAGGTACATATCCTTTTAACCAATTAGGCTGATAAAAATTAAAATTTTCCGAATTGTAAGTTGGTGCAAATCCAGTTAAAGTATATTTTCCTTCTGACCATTTTGAAGCAGCATCAAAATTATCTTGAGCAATATGTTTTATTGAAGCTGGAAAAAAATTATCATTTATATTAGGCTTTGATTCAATAAGCAATTCATTTGAAGGAGATAAATTAGTTTTCCAATACCTTTCTCCTTTTTGAAAAAATGGAAACTCTGAAGGTCTTTCTGTAATAATTGTTTGAACAGGAACTCCTTCAACAAATATTGTTTGACTGCTAGGTCTAGTTAATAAATTTAATCCTTGTTTAGTCAACTCCTCATCACTCATTCCTAATTGATAAGCAGATAATACTTTACCATTTTGTTTAAGTGCCTTTTCTTTTAATTTATTATAAAGAGTTGGGTTACCTTTATCAAATATCTGCCTATAAAATAAATCAGGATTTTCATTAAAAGCCCAAGGATTAAGTTTAGATGCTTTATTGATTATAGGAACACTTTCTAAAGGAAGTTTAGAAGCTAAATTAACACCTGGTTTAGGTATACCAAGTCCAAGATGATTTACAAAATCAGCATCTGAAATACTATTAGTATAAAATTTTCCACTAAAAGGATTCATACTTCCTGATCCCATCATTCTACCAGCAACTAAAGGTTCTACAGCAGCCGTAACATACGGCATAATAGAATTTGTTTGTTTTGCCGTATATGGTGCTTCAGCAGCATTAGCTGCCATGTTACCATACCAGTTTAAAGGATTAACATAATCAAGAAGTGTTTCTTTACCTTCTTCATTAATTCTTCCTTTAGTTCTTAAGCTTTGACCTCTTACATAATTTCTTTCTCTAAAGTCCATATCCGCCCATTTTTTCTTTTCACCTGTAGGAAAAGTAAATGGTATAGACTCATTATCCATAGTTTGTCTAGCATTAGCTAATCTTGCTCTTTCTTCAGCTGCTCTTTGTGCATTTCTAATTGCATCTTTTTGTAACTGTTGAGCTTGATCATTAGTAACATTTGCTCTTTGTGAACCAAGTCTTGTATTATCAGCTTGAAGTGATGGTCTATATTGCTGCAAAAAATTTGCTTTCATATCCTCTAAATTAGGTCCACCTTTGTCATATCTATCTAACCAACCTGCATTAATACTCTCACCACCTTCTGCATAACTATCATATGCTGTTTCTGCTGCTAAACCCAAAAGAGTTTTTTTATTTTGATTAACAGCTTTTCTCATAACAGGATTTTTAATTAAATTTGGTCTTATACCTGATAAAGGAAGATAAGTTCCAGATCTATTTCCATAACTTGCTATCTTATCTGCTAAAGAACCAGGTTTAGTATTATGCATATCTCTTAAAAACTTAGTTCTACTCATATACAACGGTATTAGAGTACTTGCTGCATTAATACCACTATTTACATAATTATTATTTGCATAAGCATCTGCCGCTTGATAAGAATCTATTAATAATCCTAACTCACTACCTAATGTTCCAATTGCTTGTGCCTGAGGTAAAGGTATAAATCTTCCTAGTTGCATAATATCTGTAGTAACATCAGCAGCATGTAAAATAGGTTGTGTTATATTTCTTCTTGTTTTATAATCTTCAGATTCTTGCTTATACCATTCACTATCTTTATAACTAGGTGTTGTACTTATATAACTAGGTGCCGGTAATTTTGGACCAGCTATAGGTAATACATTACGATAAACTGTTGTATTATCCCTTGCTGGTGTTTGACCACCTCCCTCATAGTTGTCTAACCATTTTTTCATTATCTGCTAGAATTTTGAAGTTTTGTATTTATAGTCTTGAAGTTAATCTTTGTATCACCAGAAACATTTCTTCTTAAGAATACTTTGTTTACATTATGACGGAACCTTTTGTTTTGCTCAGGAACTTTAAAATAATCTACAGCTACAGGGTTAACATTCCATACATAACCGTTAGGAGATGTTTCAATCAAATTGTATTCATTAGTGGTGTACATACCACGGTCTTTTGTAATATCCCAGAACTGATTAAATCTATATTTTTGTTCTTCTTTAGAATATAATATTCCCATACCCACTGCAGAAACAATTGGGTATTGTAAGTCAGCTATAGGATTTTTTCTGTCTTTTATATTAAGTCTTAATAAACCTGATATTTGTTCAGAGTTATAAACAATAGCACGGTCAAAGTTAAAGTCTAATACATGGAACTTATCTTGACCATTTTCCTTATATCTGTAAGCTTCTAACAAATACTCCATGCTTTTTAAAGATGTAGTAGTTGTTCCTGTAGCTGCCACATACTCCACTTCAAATGGATAATCTTGACCATAGAAATTACAGAAACTTGTAAATGAGTTATTATGTCTCCATAATGATGTAACTGCTTCTGGTCCACATCCTGTTTTTGCACTTAAGAAATGAGTTCTAGAAGGAATCATTGTTGTAGGGTGCCAGTCATGAAAACTTAACCATTGTTTGTTTTTAATATCATATGACACGGTAAATGATACATCTTCAAAATAAGCTGGGTCACAAACATTAATATATTGAATAGCTGGTACATCTATAACGACAGGAGGATCTTCTACTAAAATAGCAGGAACATACTCTTGTGTTTCAAGATGCTGGCAATAAGTACCAAATAATGAATAAGGTCCTATAGGGCATTCATAATGAGATCCACCAGGAATTGTTTGTGTTGCTGAACCTCTTGTAGTATAAAATCCATTTTCAGGAGAATATAATATACTTGGATCTTTAGGAATATAATCCTTTTTAGTAAAATATACTATTTGATTAATGTTATCATACACAGTAAGGATACCAGCACCAATGACAGGGTTGTCAAGTATATCTATATTAGGATAGTATTTCTTTAAGTTAGATGGTAAATATCTACTAAACCAGAACTTCATACCTATATTAGATATTTCTTCTAATCCAGATCCACCACCCATACTAAATATTTTACCTTGATCTTGACTTACAAAAAATATACCAGCTGGAGTTGAAACAACACCATAAGTATTTTGGCAAGATCCATATTGATATGACACATCCACATTAGTTACAGCTTGCATAGGTTGACTAAACAATCCACCATCACCAATAGTTACTTTAGTACCAGCTTCTGTTTGTAATACGTCCACTCCTAAAAATTGTTGAGGAGATGATTTTTCAAAAAATATAATAGCACCATTCTTACCTATTGATTTAATAGATGTAACATTACTATCAAACTGTGTGTAGTTATTTACTAAGAACACTCTCCAGTTATCTTTCTTAAGCTCTTCACTTTGAGGAAGAGAATATATTACTTTTCTAGGGAAATATGAATAACATGTAGCAGCCACCTGAGGATCAAATGATCTAGGTAGTATTTCTCCCCATGTAGTAAATTGATTATACAATCTTGATACAGACAATGAATAGTCATACTTGTAATAAGAAGATGATTTTATAATATCACTACGGAACATCTCTGTTATGTCTTGATATCCATAAGGATCATAGAATCTTTTAGCCACATCATCTTCCCAATCACGGTAACCAACATTTACTTCAGATTCCACAAAGAAATCTTTAACACCATTGCATGATAAGAAAAACCAACCTGAATCTACATGCCATCCAGATCCTGAATTACTTGTACCTAAGTCTGTAGTTCCTTGACGTAAACTATAAAAGTTAGAAAGTGAACTAAAAAAACCTTCATATGCTTTTCTATTATCTACCCAGTATTTAACACCTGGAGCATTTTGATATTGCTTATAGTCATAAGTTGTATCAGCAGGTTGATTAATTAACCAATCATTAAAAAATGTATATTGATTCTTTTCTGTATAACGGTTAATGTAAGTATCTCCACCAAATATTGGTGTATTTCCTGTGTTAAAAAATGTATTCTTAACAGGAGTTGTGGTATAAACACAAGTAGATATAGGAAGTTGACGTATAGAATTTAACTGACCATACTGAGATGGTAAATTAACTTTTAATGAACCATATTTAGATGCAACACTAAAATTTCTAATATTTCCTGGACCTGTTAAGTCACCAATAATATTCAAAGAATTATCTGTATTAACAGCTAATGATATTTGAGTGTTAAGTTTAAGCATTACATAATCATTCCTATAAAGATTGTTAACTTTATAATTATCAAATGATTGTACACTATTTTTAATATATCCATAATCTGCTACCGTATATGGAGCTTCTACATAACCTTGATACTTATCATAAAATGCTGTACTATTATATTGTAGTCCATATTGTCTTAATGGAATAAAGCCCGTTATAATATTTAAAAACTTTTGTCTTGTGGTTTCTGCTATAATTCCAGAAGTAACTGCTGCTAATGTAACGTTAGCTGCAAGACTTAAACCATATAAACCAATATTAACAACATTAATAACATTAGCCGTAACACCTGCTGCATCACTGGCATTAGGAAATAATGTAGGAGAACCTGTATTTAAAGGAATAGTAATTGGTAAATCATCATTTCCAGCTAAAGACATTGTATTACTACCTCCAAAAGAACTTAATATATTTATTATACCAGTTAATATTCCTATACCTTTTGTAAGTGAATCTGACTTATTACCTAATATTTTAAACTCTGGATGCTTATATGGAGTTTCAAATACACCTCTACCATTTGTTCCATAAACATCACCATATATTTTTAATTGTGATTGACCAATAAATGGATGCTGGAATGTAGTATCTGGTGAATGAAAAGAAACATATTGTCTATCTTTCTGTCTTTGCTCTTCTGGTACATCCATTGTACCTACATAGAATGGGTCACCATTAAATGAATCATTATATGGGTAGTTTTGGAAAAGTACATATCTTTCATTTTCTCTATAAGCTCTAATATTATTAACCATACCTTTGGCAATAATACTTTTATGTCCTTCTCTTGATCCTCTTAAGATTTCATATCCTACAATAGATGTAATAGGATTATTGTTAATATCTAAAGGATGACTTATATTCTCAAACTTAACACCTAGCACATTAATAAATGCACCACCATTTGTAAAGTGAGGAATAGTGTTGTTATCTGGAAACTTATGATGTTTAATAGGTTTACCACATAAGTTATAAACAGGATTTGATCCAGGATATGTATTCCATACTTCTGGATTATTATCTGGATAAAACTGAGTTGATTGCCAGTATTGCATTAAACCTTCAGCAACAACTCTACCACCATCTGGTAATGTAATATTTAAGTTTTGATATGTAGGACCTCCTTGAGTTAGTCTACCAGGAATATGATATGATGCTGACTTTTCACCTGTATTATAAACCCAACGTATAAAGAATGTATAAACCTCATCTCTCATATATCCTACATTCTCACCACCTTTATGGTAGTAATCAGCTGGATATTGAACAGCTTCCCATTTAGCAACAATTTTATTTGCTAATGGTTGATAGTTAAAATCTGGTTTTGAGTATACACCAGATCTTAATAAATACTCATTTACAGAAAACATTTTATCAGCTCTTTCAATAGCTGGTGTTTGTAATGATATGCTGCTTAATGATACAGTTCCCAAAGTGGGATCTACTGTATCAATGTATATGATTTCTTGTCTAGAAGAATAAATACCTAATCTCTTTGCTACAGTTTGACCTGCAACAGTAGATATAACCACCACTTCAATTTCATCAAACTCAGAATCTGTATTTGTAACATTAAGGGTAACAGAACCTCCAATACCTTGGTGACTCCATATACCAACTGGGTTAGATACCATTACATAATCTGTAACTCTAATTTCATTTACAGAATACGCAACAGCCACTTGATATGTTCCATTAGGTAGAGTTCCTGATCCTACACCTTTTGTAAGTTTAAGACAAGGTAGGTCTAGTAATGGAGCTATTCTTAATTTATCACAATCTAATACATTTGTGTCAGTACATGTTTTACAACCGTTTAAAATTGTACAAGACTGAACCCAAGGAATATTATCAATATCTAATACACGGTCTGGATTTAATCCATCTGACCAATACACTTTATTTGTACACTCAAATGTATAACGGGCAGCACCAGTTATTAAATGAGATCTTTTAAAGTTAAGGCATGAGCTATTAACTATTGTACTATATGTACATGTAGCCTCATCAAACAATCCTATTTCAGAGTTTGTATCATCTGTTGTAAATAATACCCATAATTCTGCATATGTAGGTATTGCTCCTATCAATGTGTACGGAAGTGTAACACATTCAATGTTTGATGGTTCATTCCCTATAACACCAAGCTGACCATCATGAGAATTATTAACAGCATTACGGGCATGTGTCCATGTCCCTTCACCTGTATAAGTTTCATTATTGTCTTTACTCATGCCTTTTAAAAAAGCATTAGTAACAGCTGGTGTTCCTTGAGATTGATTACTTGCCATGGGATACTTCTAATTTCTTACTTTCTAAAAATTTATATACAAATTGTGTGATATGCCCTGCTAACCAAGCTTGAGTTTCCTCATCTGTAATATTTCTATCTTCTGTAATTCTTACTACAGCATGATAGATTTCATGAGCCAAGGTGTTATGTGTTAAATACTTCTCATCTATAATAAGATAATAATATTCCATTATAAAACTTAGCATCATTCCTTCTGCTCCTCCATCAAATTCATCTGGTAAACCAGCCTTCTTTAATAGTCTGCAAACTTCTGCTTGGATATCCTTAGTTACAATTAATTCTAATTTGCAACCATACATATCAATGTTGATGGTTTTTTTGTGGCTTTTCATATACTTACATGTTTATGTAATAATGAGATTTGAACATGTCATAATATCTAGCATACATTGCTCTTCTATTATTTTTCCAAAGTTCATACATCTCTTTAAAGTTTGGTGTGTTTACAATACTTAATGCATTGTTTCTAGCAGCTCTCAAACGTTGTTCAATTAACTGCATTTTTTGTGCCACATCCTCACCATTCATGTAAAGGTTTTCTAATATTCTTTGTTTCAAAGCATATTCATAATACTCATTACACATAGGATGATCTAACACTAATAAGTTTCCATTGTCATCCTCTAAATTTCCTAAGTAGTTTATATACACGGTACCACTATCAATACCTGTCATATACAAGAATCCATTTCTTAACTCTGCTTGATATGGAGTTTCTCTTTTGTCCACCTGTGTACATAATGGATCCACCCCTTGAGCTGCACGGATATATAATCTTTTAAATTCTGTAAACTCTCTTGTAACAAAAGCTCTTCTATGCATAACTTTAATATATCTATCTTCACATACAGTGTATGTTCTTTCACATGCACATGTAGGATCAGGCTCACCACAACTAGTACAGTTTGCAGGATCTAAGATGATATCTTCAGTGTGGGTTCCTTGTAACACCTCTTCTTTAAGAGTGTAGTTAGAACATAACACTGCACTTGTTAATACATAAAAATCATTAGGAAGTCTAACTTTATTACCTTCAAAATCTATAACTCTTTGTTTATCTACATGAATACGTAACCCTAAATCATAGTTAACTCTTTGAGCCACCTTGATTAATTGAGCAGGATCAATCATGCTTTCAAGCTCATACATGTTAAAGTCAAGCTTCACCTCATCTAAGAGCTCATTAAATGTTCTATATTGTAATTCTTTATTTGCCATTATCTAGTAGGATTTTGATTGTCAATATTTAAATCAGAAGGAGTTTGAATCATTAACATCAAGTCCTTAATAACATTGCTTTCCATTTCAGCAAATAAATAATCAGGAATATTTATACTTTGATCTTGTCTAGCAGCACAGTAAAACTCTGAATTTTCTCTACATTCAATGCATTTATATGCTGATATATCATCTCTAAATATTCCTTCAATACGGACAGTCTCCCAACTTATATTTGGAAAATATAAATGATCATCTAAAAACCAATAGTATCTTGTTTTATTATACTTAAAATTTTTAGACTTTGATAATTTTACATATTGAGAAGGAATAATTGCTTGGAATATTTCTTGACCATCTACAGATGACACTGTACGGATTAATGGTCCCCAATATCCTTCCATAAATGTAGGAAGGTGATCTTCTGTTCTCATTATCTTTATACCAGAATCTAGTCCTACACAACCGGCAGCACTTCTATCCACCTCAATTAGATCCACTTTATCTAGTGTATCCATAACTGAGTTAAATCTCATTAGCTTGTTTTGAGAATCTTCTCTTTTCATTAACCAAGCTGAATGCTTAACCACTATACTATAAAGATAACGGTCAGTCAAGAATGCATCTTGATTAACCGCTTTTATGTGATTTCTAATCCTGGAGACTACTTCTCCTATAGTTATTTTGCTCATATGAATATTTTACGTCATGTCAAATTCATCATAGTCTTCTAACAGTATTTTATTCTTCTTTTTCATGATGTCTCTAACAACATGCTTTCTGAATAATTTTGAAACTTTAGTTAAGTTATCTACCACTACATACTTTTTCCATTCATCTGGATATGTGGCTGCTACGGTTCTTTTAAAGTCTCTTAGACCTGTAAATCCCCAAAGCTGGTGAAACTTAAATCTATATTTAGTTTCAAAATTGGTATAAAAGATTTTAGCTGTGTATTGGTCAGATTCCCAATTCTGATGCTGTACTTTTACACCATACTGTATAGATCTGGCTACATCAGGAGTGTCTCTTTTTTTACGGGGACAACTACCTATAAAGATGTATCCAAGCTGCTCAGGAAGTTCTACTCCATCCCTATTGTCTATTGCTGTCTCCCAGATATTGCTGTTAAATGTCTTTATAACATTCTTAATTTCCTCATCTGTAAGATGCTCCAGATCTTTATGTTTGCTCCTTAATTTATCACAAAATGCTTTATTTAAAATATTGTGCTTTTTAGGTCTAAACCTAGGGGCATTCAAATCGGGTTTTTTATAACTCATCATAAGCAGGGCTACACTATAATTTACGTAAAATTCTACAGGATTCCTATTAAACTTTTATAGTTTACTAAATAATATCTTGTGTTCAAAGATTCTGTCAGACTCCTTTTCAACAATATCAAATGAACATCCTGGGTGAGTTGGACCAAAGTTGGTGCCTATCCATTTAGAACCCCCAAATAATGACAATACATTACGGTATCTAAAGCCATAAGCTGTCTGAGAATTGTCTACATGCAGGTCTCCTTTTACAAGGCTTACATTGCACTTTTCTGGATTAATACCATGGTACATCAAATACTTATTAATGTAGTTCTCAGTCTTATCATTAAGGTGTAAAGGTAAACCATGCTTCATATCAGCATCATCTTTACCGTGGGTGAAGAGAATAACATGATCTCCAAAGGTGATGTGATCTATGAACTTTTCCTGTATAACTGTCTCAGTATCAGGGTATTTTAAATTTATGTACATTTCTAATGCACGGCTAACCATATAGTCAAAGTCACCACCATGGTTACTATTTGCATTTGCTATTACACAATATTCATTAGCCATATCTGACTGTAATATCATATCATAGAATTCCTTCTCTACACTAATAGCTGTTTCAAAAGCCTGGCGGTTAGACATGTTCTGAGGAAGCTTGTGGCCACCACGGGTTGTCTGACCATTTAAACCGTCCATACGGTCACCAAGATCTACAATGTAAATCTTTTCAAATTTACCAAATGTCATATACAAGTATTGCACTTCATAAAGCACTCTTTTAAGACGTGCCTCAAAACTGTAACTATTATAATCATTGGGAAACATAGCAATATTTCCATCAACAGAAGCAGCAATATGCTTATCAGATGTATATATAAATAAAGCCTTTTCATTTGAGATTGTTTTTGTAGGACTGTAGGGTTTGTAAACCTTATCTTTAAAAACTCTATCTAAAGAGTTTTGTATATCTTCTATAGTAATTTCTGAATCTTTCTTTTTAGATACCATGGCAGATATGATCCAGTATCTTTCTCCATTAGGAGCTTTGTGTTCTTTATTCCAGTAGGTGGTCAGCTTCCACTGGTTCTTATCAATCTTTAATAACTTTTCAATATCCTCTGCTGAATGAGGTTCTGACAATGATACCGCTTTTATCTTACCGGTACCGTCTTCTAAATTTTCTGAAAACTCTATAATCTTTTCTTCAAGCTGGGAGATGTACTCATTTTTTTCCAGGTTGCTTCTTATCTGTGTAAGTGTAAAACCTTCTCTTAAAATTTGGTTCTTTTTAAATAGGAATTCTTCAACTGTAATTCCTAATCTTTCTGCACAATACTGAGGACTTTTTTTCCACTTGATTGCTTGAATAATTGATTCTCTAGAAATCATATTAATTTTTTTATGGTTATACAAATGTATGAAAAAAATGTGAACAAAATTTATTTTTATCCACACATTGTTAATAAAGTATGGCCCCGAGCTAAGACTAACCCAGGGCCTGTCAGAAAACCAACAAACTGACAACTTATATCTTTAACATTCACATCCACATTTAATGATGCAGAATTGTTCACTCAAATCTTCATCATTTTTTATAAGGAGTAATTGTTGTCTAATAAAATCTTTAGATTGTATATAACACAATTGAGTATTTATGTTCTGTAAAGCATTCACCAATGTTCTTTGGTTTAAAGGTGAACCTGCTCCATTTAATACTGTATGGGTAACACCTGGAAAATCAGGTGCTGTACATTTAATATCCTCTCCTGAATAAACTACACATTCTGCATATATAGGAAATTCACAAGCTTCACCATCCACACATGTTACTGTTGGAGGTACAACTTCTTTACAATTTTTTATAGGATCAGGGCAGCTCATATAGTATCAGGAAGTATCATTAAATTAAACATTGAACAATTGGTGTTACTTGTGCACCAAAAACAGCATTAACAGCATCATAATTATAAACAAAATTATTACCACCTAATAATCTAATATAATCTAACTGTAAGTTTATAGATACACCTGGATTTAAACTACCTAATGTAGCTGGTGTTAAAAAATTAACAAATAAAGGTTCTACTCCATTTTGAATTGTACTGGTTGTTGCACTAGCATCAGCCTGTACTACAAATTGATATTTAATATTACAAGGATCAGATGTAGTATCTCCACCAATCATAATCCATTGTGAATATGCTCCACTTGTTCCTTTTGTGTAAACAGTATAAACACCAACTGTAGGGTTTTGAACAAGTGCACCACCTGGAAGATTAGCAACAGGAATAGCCCATAATGTTACTTTAATTTTATATTGGGTATCTTGTGTTATAACACAACCATTATCTCCATTTTTAAAAACAATTCTTTTTAAATTGTCAGCAAAACCACCGGTTTGTGCATAAAAAGTATTAGTATTTCCATTTTGCACAGTGCCTGTTGCATTAAATAATGCTATATCTATTCTTCTACATTTATCTAAATCTAAAGAATCAAACCATACAGAAATAGTATTATCTGTTGAAACATATCCCCATTCACCTAATTCTTGATCAATAGTTAATACATCTGGAATTTTCCAACTAATTTTATTGTTAACAGTTATAATAGGACTTTCTACACTATTGTCACAAACTGCAGAAACAGAAATGTCATACATTACATTGTGACGTACTCCTGTATATGAACCAACAATACCTGCTCTTGTAAATAAAAATGTACCAGTTGCTGATGCTGTATTTGGATTTTGAAAAGAGTCATTTTGATATACACTTACTATAGACAAATTTTCATAATCTGTAGTACCTATATTGGTATTACTCCAAGTTGCTGTTAATAGTGGAAATGTAGGCATAATTTTTTAAAATTTTTATTAAGAAGAAGTAACTGTAATTTCTAAATCATCTACAGTAGGACAAACTATTGGTGTTGCTGGATTATTTTTATACCAACAAACTGTAGGGTCAGCATAGTATGCACCACCTACTTCAAAATCACTAGCTTTATATCCATCAGAAGGAGGAAGTCCTTTTGTACAAACTTCATTTTCTGTAAGTATTTGAACTAATACAAGTATATTTTCTGTATCATCAGTTAAAGTTATCATTGGAACTGTTTCTATAGGTCCAGGAAATGTAGCTACATCATAGTTTCCAAAAGCTACAAGACTGTATATAGTACCATTAAGTGTATACCAACTAATTCTGTAATTTGTTACAGGGAAATAAGCAGGATCATCTGGTTGTACTGAGTATTCAAACTTCCAATAACCAGCCTCTACATCAAAATATAAATCATGAGTTGGACAATCTAATAAACATGTAGGTCCTACAGGAGGTGTAACTTCACAATTACAAGAACATGCAATTTCACAGAATAATGCAGAAAGTTCTGCATCAGCTTGTATAATAGTTAAAACTTGTGAAATATATTCTTTAGTGAATATATAACAAAGTTGTGAATTAATATTGTTTAATATTGCAGGAAGTCTTCTGTCTGTTCTTGTACCATCTTCTAATACAATGTAATGTTCTACAGCTGGGTGTAATATGTCTGTTTCAGAAGCACATTTAATATCAGCCCCAACGTATTCAACACATTCTAATGGGAAAACTTCATCACACGTTTCTGGCTCAGGGCAAATATACACTGGAGGAAGAATAGGTGTTTGAGAGCATGTACATGCAGGAACGGTGTTTCCACAGTTTCCGCAATTATAAGTAGGAGTTGTACAGTTACAAGACATGTTTTAAATATTAGACTTAAGGTAAAGTTGTTATATTGTAAGTGCTACATAATACTGAAGATTCACCTGTTAATGTGTATCTAAATATAAAAGTGTATTCAGTATCTGCAGTTAATCCACTTAATACATCAGAAACAACTGATGAAGGATTAGTGTATGATCTTACTAAAGGACTTAATGATCCACCAGAAATAGAAAGTGAATATATTATATTCTCTGTAACTGGAGGATTAAATGACCAACTAATAGAAGTTTGTGCTGGTACAAAAGTTACTGTAGTACATGCATTAACTGTTGTTGATGTTGTAACTGTTGTATTTTTTGTACAAGTTATTTGACCATTTGTAACCACTGTAGTTAAATCAAATTGTAAATCAAGATTAGCATTAATAGAAGTGTTAGCCAAATTAATTTGAATACCTGTAACAGAACTTGCTAATAATGAAACATTCACTCTTGTAAACCAAGAATGACCTGCAGCATCTGTAATATTCAATATAGATCCTAATGGATTTTCATCATAAAATCCAGCCGGAACATTGCTTGTTAAGAAGTTTAAGGTTACAAAATTACCTGTAGGATTAACCACAGCTGTAAATCCTATTACAACATCATCACATGTAACAGATCCTGTTGGGATTAAACAAGATACCATAGCAGCTCTCATATCTAATATTGTAAGCCATATGTTAGTAATAGTATCAGCTACAGTGGTTGGTTCTTCAACCCAGCCTGATAATTCTTTCATTAAACCTACACCTGATAATTGTTGCTCATCTTTTAATGTACCGCCTTCATATGTAATAGCTGTAGATAATGCTGTAGGAGTACCTGTAGCATTTCTTAAATCTATAAACTGTAATGCTAATTCTGTAAGAACATCCTGTAAAGGGTAAAGTTCACTATCTGGCATAATACCTGGCATTGATATTTCAGGTACCGGTACATATGTAGGAAGGTTATTTTCTATTGTTGTTACTCTTTGTGTTAAGTCATCAACTGCACTGGTAAGAGTATCCACCTCATCTATTAAGGTAACTATATGATTACCAATAAGTTGTAAATAGTCATCCAACGGAAGTTGAGTAACTAAATCCCCATTAAGATCATAATATCTTAATCCTACTGGAAGTATCACTATGCAATCTGGACAAGGAGTTGTTGGCATAATTATAATTGAATTCTATCAATAATAGCTTGTAAAACTGAAGGTAATGATCTGTCTGCAACTTCTAAGTCACCTAATATCAAACCTGATAAATCTAGTAATGCTTTATGGTGGCATACTTCCTGGCTAATTTTAAATATGATATCTGATAATGTATCATTAGCACAGTCTGTAATGCAACATAAATCT